CATAGACTATTACATTCTTAGGTAATATTTTAGCTATATCCGAGTTCAGCATTCCTGTACGATAAGCAAGTTCGTTTACTATCCTCTGTCCGTTGTGTGTATAGACTTCTATAATTGAAGTAGGGTCATTCGTGTATCCAAAGTCTAAGCCTATCCCTACAAGCCTTGCCTCTTTTGGTATTGTGTCAATGGTTTTCCAGTTTGAGAATACAACTCCCTCTAACATTCCTACTTGTCCCTCACCATATACTAACCACCAATTACGCCAGTAAGATGAAGTCTCAGCTTTGAGCTTGTTCTTTTCTATTTGGTCTACTATGGATTGGTCTAATGCTTCGTTATCCTTGTAGGTTAAAATTATAAAGTCTGCGTCAGGTTCGTCTTTTAACTCGGTATGCACCCAAAATTCATTAGCTGGGTTAAAGTCTAAGAATATTTCTTTACGTGTACGGATGGAAAGCTCATTGTAAGATTCAAAGGTTACGTTGTTACACTCGTTGATGTACAGGATGTCCCTCCTTGCTCCTCTAAGTTTGCTTGAATCGTCTGCACTAAAAAACTCAATAAATGAACCGTTAGCAAATTCGTATTTGAGTAACGTCTTATTAAAGTTGGATTCAAAGAACCTACCAGTCCACTTCATTATCTTCTCAAAGTCTCTAAGCGCACCCCTTCGCAGATGGGGAATAGATTCAGCTACTATGCTTATCTCCATTCCAGCAGTCTTAGTGGCTCTATCTATAAGTACAGGAATAATTCCAAACGTCTTACCAGCACTCGTTCCTCCTTGAATAATCTTAATGCGTTTTTCTAGCTTATAGATTTTCCTTATCGCTGTCGTTATCTTTAAACTCATTCAAGTTAAATAATGGCTGTTCGATGTTCGTGTTTTCTACTTGTTCTTTTAGGTTGTTTAAACGCTGTGTAATTGATGCGTTATACTGTCCTACCATACCTCCTGTAATTTGGTCGTCTCTTATTTCTCTTCGTATACGTGAACAGATAGGTGAAAATTCTCCGTATGCTTTATTCGTATTCTTAAAATAATCTTCTACGTGTCCTACTTCATCCCAACAAAACACTTCAAATCCTTCCATTGTTAATGGTCTCTCTAGGGGTTCTGCTCTCTCTTCAAATTCTTTACCACCGTATACATATTTTATTCTTGGGTTCGCCTTTACGTCAGCTTTGTATCTTAGAAATAATTCATACAGTTGTTCGGGTGATTCTAGGTTTCTTGGTCTTCCTACTTTTTTCTTTTCCATATTAGTTGTTCGTGTTTATGAAGTGGCTTGTCATTGGTACAAAATAAACGGTTTCATCCGTCTTCTCTACAAGTGGTGAATAGATTACAGGATATCCCATGTAGTCATCCATGTCTCCAGCAGCTTCTAAGTTTGCTTTGCCTATTACAAAACAGTAACCATCGTATTGAGCTAGGATGTGTTCTATTATCTCTTGTAGTTGTTCCTCAAACATTTTATTCTTCAGGGTTTAATCTTTCAAATGCAGTGTCTTTAAAAAACCAATAGCGTACATGGTCTTTAGCTCTTTGATTATTTCTTTTTTCTCTGTTCAATTGGGATGTATTCGTCTTTCTGTAGTCCCGATAGCATTTCTCTAATTTCTGTAAGTCTCTGTTCATCATAAAAAGAATAACATATAGCAGCTCTCTGCTTTTCGTCTTTATATTCTGAGTTCATTGTATCATCTGCCATACATCTAGATACAAAATCCTCTTTACTTTCTGCTGGTTTTGGTTTTAATAACGGCATATATCAATTGTCATATTGGTCGTATACTTTGCGTAGCTTATTCAAGTAGTTAACCCAACATGATGAACACGTTGAAGGTTCGTTTCTCTCTTGGAAGATACGGTTGTATATCTTTAATAACTGCTTTTGTTGAGTTGGTTTTATTCTCTCTGTCATTGTAAGAAAAAATTCATGCAGATATTGGTGTTCGTCTTCCTCTAGGCAAAGCGGTTTCTTGTATGGGAATAACTCGTTTAACTTTGCTTTACGCTCATCGCAGTTACAATCCTCTCCGAGAATCCATTTAGCTACTTTAGCTATTCCTGTAGCTTCTAGTACTTTCTCTACTGTGTCTCCTAATCCTTGTGGTTCGGGTTTCTGTACTTGAGCAGCTTGAATTTCTGCTTTAGTACGTCTCTTTCGTTTTTTCTTCTCCATTGGTTTTATTTTATTAAGTGATAGTCTTCGTTCAGATAGTCTTCGTAATGCTCTCCTACATTCTCTTTCAGCCTTACTTTGCAGTTTTTAAGTGAGTTAAATATAGAAGACAGTGAAATATTTGCTCCTTTGCTTATATCTCTCATAGAGTCCGAGCTGGTAGAGTATAAACTAAACAGCAGTTGGTCATATTCATGCCATGAGTTAATCTCTCTTTTTATCTTAGTAGTTAGAATATCGTAGGATTCGTGTTTCTGTTGGTCAATTTCCTCATAAGATAAATTCCTAATCTCGTCAATGTCTACTTTGCAGTACTTGTTTTTTTGCTTGACGTATGTTAGATAAGTGTTTTTTAAACTTATCCAAATGTAAGCTCGGTTAGGTTCACCAGCTTCTGTTATGCACTTGCTTCCTGAGTTACTGTCGTAGAAACGTACGTACATTTCCTGTACAATGTCTTCAGCAAAGTTAGACTCACCAAATGAACGGACAATGTCTACCCATTCTTTGTGATATCTGCATAATATATCTGACCAATTGTTACTCATGCGTTTAGTTTACAGTGTAAATATAGGTTAAAAAAATAATCCCCCGACAATATGACGAGGGATATAGTTTAACGGTTGTATGTTAATTGCATCTCAGTGCATACATAACGCTCTATCTTTTTCAGTGTATCAATTGATACTGGCTTTTTAGATAAGAACCTATCTATGTTGTACTGGTGCATTTTTACACCTGTTGACTTTATGTCTTTTACTACTTGATTTCGTGTTTTCGTCAGCAGTATTAGACTTAAGTCTTTTCTTAACTGTTCGTCTTTTATATACATATCAGAAAGGAAGTCCGTCATTTAACTCTTGTAGCTTCTCAGATGTATTTTTAAGAGTTGTAGTTACGTTGTCCTTGTTGTATGGTTCTTGAAGACTTACAGCAAAGTATTTCTCTCCGCTCTTAGCTTCGTTAACCCACATAGATACTTCTATCTCTGTACCACCCCAATTTATTTTACCTCTGTAGTCAGGATGTTTTTCGTTCGTCTTTTGCTTGTTTTTAAAGATTGCTCCTTTGTTTACTTTTTCCATTTGTATTTGTTATTATTTGATTACTAAATCGGTTTTTAAGCGTTTAACCTTAAATTATTTTCTGTTTTTAATGCTATAACCTTAATCAAAGGTCAACCCATCTTCCATTCTTAACTCATGCAGTTTATCCCTTGCCTCATCTAGTGCCTTGTAAGCATCTTCAGATAAGTTTTCGTGTTTTAGTCTGTTGCGTAAATACTGGTCTAATTCCCATGCTAATAAATACCACTTCATGCCGTTAAGACACATCTCCATTTCTTCTTTGTCTTCTATGGTATCAAATTCAATAGTTACTTTTGCCATCTTGTTTTAGTTTTAGCCTTTAAAATATAATAGTGATTTTCTTATTTTACTTTTGCCATCGTTCGTCTTTCATTAGTTCCTTAATATCACCAATTGTATGCACACCTTGTTGAGAATTATCTAAGGCGTACACCTTTGTATCGTCTGGCAATCTTTCAGCCAATGAACTTAACCATCTGCATCTACCCATGCTTCTAAAAAATACTTCCTCAAATATATCTGTATTGATGTAGTAATACACTCCATCTTCATCGCCTAACTCTATATCAATAGGCTCTCTTGGTATTCCAAATGTTGTACTCATTCTATTCTGATTTAAAAGTTATAATTTATTTTTTATTTCTTTCAGTTCTGCTGCTATGAACCAAAGTGCAATTGATATCATTAACTCGAAAAACATTTCCATTCTATTCTGATTTATAGGTTTCGTTGTAGTAATTGTAATAAGTGTCAATTAATGGTTGCATATCAAATAAAACATTTGAACCTATTTCATTTAATATGCCTTCAAAATATGCTTTTGATATCTGCTCTTTTTCCATTTTTTTTGCTTGGTCTATTATTTTATGAGTATGTAAAAACATTGACTCTTTTAAACTTAATTGCTCAACCAACCATTCTACTGCTGTCTGTTTTTCCATTCTTTCCATGTGTCAAAGTCTTTTAGTTTTTCTAATTGTTCCTTTTCTATTTCTTTCGCTTGTTTGATTTTATTCTTTAAAAAATCACCCATATTATTAACTCCTATTTCATTTTCAAGCCATTCTACAGCGCTTACTTGTTCCATAGTTCCGTGTAATATTCTCGGCATTGTTCTACTCGTTCTTTTATTTGCCAAATAGCGTGTTCGTCTTTTTCTACCAAGAACGCTTTTACTCGCTTGTCCTTTGGTATATGGCTAAATTCATGCTGTGAACGTACATCGTGTTCCGTTTCTTCAGATGGCTCTAGTTCTTTCTTTGCCCAAGCTACACGTCTTATTTCGTCTAGTACAATGTCTTCAGGTGTATCAACTAGACAATAGGCAACAATAGCGTTATGCTTTCCTGTTAATTCCATGTAACCCTGAAGCTGCCAGTAGTAGTCTTTGTTTGGTAACTCATCTTCAAACATAGGAAAGGTAGTACCGTTCCAACTGCTCTTAACGTCTACGATTAATGTGTCCGTGATTATGTCAGGTGTGCCAGTCAAATGGTCATTTTCAAAGTACAACTCGTTCTTAAAGACGAATCCTAAATCTAAAGCCTGTTCAGCTAATTCAATAGCCATGTCTTCAACTTGGTTTCCTTTGTCTAAGTAACGTGAATTGATTTCTTTCTTTATTCCGTATTTGTGTTCAAGTACAAGCTCTTTAATGTACGTCTTTGTAGTGGCAGATAGAACCTCCCCTTTTGAACGAGGGGAAGTCATTATCTTACCTATTGCTGAACATCTGATTTTTAAGTCTTTCATTAGTATCGTAAATTAATTTTATTTCTTGAGCGATAGTTATAAATATCTTCAATTAATGTTTTATACTGTTCTCTATTGGCACAATCAATTAATGCTGTTGGTTGTATTCTTAATTTGTGCATAAACTCATTAAAATCGAAATTATCATTATTAAACAATGTTATCATTGTTCCGACAAAAGAAGACCTATTGTAACTTGAATAATAGGGTTTAATCATTCTTATTTTATTTGCCCAATCTTGTGCTAATTGAAAGTCTTTCCCAATATAAGTTCCGTCTTCAATTATTCCTGAACTTATTGTATTTTGATATTTTAATCTTGATAATGAATTATTACCGCTTCCAGTTGATGTGTTGTTACAAAAAGAAACGCAACTTTCAAATGTATAGTCGTCATTTTTTTCAATAAATGACTTAAGTTTTATATAAGATGTAATACCCATATTTGCATAGCCTTCAACAAAATCTTTTTTAGTCCAATTCTTTTGGTTTAAATTTAAAGTATGAACCTCATTTAAAGAATATCCATTTACAATAATGTAATAAACAAATGACTCAGCTTCTTTTGCAGCCATTAAACGGTGTTGTCCGTCTATTACTTCCATTCGTTCATTAACTAAAATTGGATTACATTTCATCCCATAAATACGAATTGAATCAGCCAATCGCTTAATGTGTTGAAGATTTGGCACTCTGTTTCCGTCAATCTGTTTGAAGATTGATAAATCACTTGTTTTGTAAACCTTGTTTACTTCTTGTCCTTTTTGCACTTGGCTACTATACTTCGCCATTGGTGCTGCTGTTGTGTTAAACATATTTATTTGTTTTAAATTAAGATTTTATAGCTTTTCTATTTCTTGTTTTACTTGCTGCCAGTATTGATACGCTAAACTTCCTTCAGTTATATATAAAGATTCTTGAAATGATAGAAACTCATCTACTGCTATAATTGCTGCTGTACGTGCGTTCTCGTGCTGCTGCTCTGCGCTATACGCTTCTACTAAGTCAAAGTATTTATTGAATAGGTCTATTGCTTTCTCCTTTGGATTCATAGTTCCGAGTTTAAGTAGTTTAACTGCGCCTGAGTTAATTGAAATTGTCCCTTTAACTGGTCTACTGAGTAGTTACCTGACAGTATAGAAGTGATAGCACCTTTTAAACGCTCATCTGTAATGCTTGGTTTTTGTGTTTTAATAGCTTCTGTTGCCGTGTTTCCGTCATCATCGATTGCTTGTAAACTCAAAAGTGATTGACAAGTCGCTCTCCGAAAGTACGTCACGGCAGCAATCCTTTTTTGGGGGTCTGTTATCTCAGGAAGTACTAAAGATGAAGTAACCATATCACCAGTCTCACAATCTATTATCTGTGATTCTACAATGTTATCTACACAAGGCTGTAATAAGATAAGACCGTGTTTAAATAGGGAAGGCTCAACAGCTTCTAAAATCGTGTTTAAATCAGCGTATCGGCTTTTAAAAAACGGATTGTCGTTACCCTTAACTACTTTACCTATTTCTTGCTTTGCTCTCCATAGCTTTTGATAGATGTTACCTACTACCTCAGGTTCTTGCTCTACTGGTGTAATAGGGTTTACTAGGTCTAACGCCTCTTCAAATGTTAACTCTTTCTTTTTCATTGTTCTGCTTTTATATTGATTATTAATTGTTTCCAAATGTCCGCCTTTACATAGGCATCTAATTCACTGTATGCAGCTACTACTTTCACTGCTTTCCGCCATTTACCATCGTAAAAAGCTCTGTAATTTACTAGATAATTCCTCATTTTTCTTGCTTTTGTTATACGCAAATATAACAATTATTCAATAATTAATACTTATTCTCAAAAAATATTTTCAATGGCACTAAAATACCCTTGCTGGTATTGCTGTCTCCGCCTATTGTATCTCGTTTTGTGTTAAAGTAATTACGGCAAATGGTCTTTAAGCGTTCAGTCTCTACCATAAAAAAGTGATAATCTGATAGCCAGTAGCACCAATACTCAGCTTCTGTTATGCTTATTCCTGATTTATTACCTCTGCTTTCGTATTCTACAAATATGTTTCCTGTATCTAAGCATTTAAAATCTCGCTTTACTTCTATTTTATTACCTAGTAGTGCTGCTAGTTTATGCTCATATACTTTACCTACTTTTAAATCATATCTAAAGTCATTGTTATATTCCATCTTTTAACTTCTTTTTATACGTTTCGATTATTTCGTTTAGCTCTTGAATAGTCCATTTTTTTGTTTCATTAGCAATTACCTCTAGGACAATCAGTCTTGCTGTTCCTATTCGATTTTCAATGCCTATTCGATAGTTGAGTAGGTTGCCGCTTAGATAACTGTTGCAGTGTTCACATTGAAGATGTACATTGTCTTCGTGAAACCTGACGTTTGAGTGACCGCCTTGTGAAAAATAATGTCCAGCGTTGGCTTTCTTTGGTGGCTTATCACACGATATGCAGTTTAGTCCTTTGTCTCTATGTCGAATCCATTTGTTAAACGTCATCTGTGCTAACTTCAACCAGTCCTGTAAAGACATTAGTTCTTTTTTTAACCGTGTTTTTTTAGCCTTCCATTGCTTTTGCTTTTCGGTTTCTACCCAAACACGAACACACTCCTCATTCATGCAGTACTTTTGGTTAAAGCGTAAAGGCTCAAATTTCTCTTTGCAGTTTTTACAACGTGGCATTAGATTCCATTCATTAGATTGTTGTTAATTATCTCCAACTGCTCTACTTTTCTTGACAGTTCCATGTTTTCCCTATGCAGGTTGTAGTTAATGCTTTTCAACGTGTTTAATTCCTTCTCAGAGACGAACAAGTGCATCAATACCTCTTTCATTTCTTCTAGGTGTTTCTTTGTGCCTGTTCTAAAAGGTTCGTGTTTTGGTTCGTTTAACTGCTCCAGTCTCTTCAACTCCATCGACAAGCTGCCTATTATTGCGCTTACTTGTGTTTGGCTTAGTAAATGGTCTAAATCGTTTATCATAATTCTTGTTTTTAAAATGGACAATCGTCAGGTTTAACGTAATTCAAACTGTTGTTTATTTGTATTTCTGTTTGTTTAGGTGGTTTAGGTCGGTAGTTTCGTAATGGGTCAATTCCTCCTATCTGAAATCCTTTACCGCTATTAAAATCACAAAACACAAAGTCATCTATTGCCGTTATCTTTCCTCCAGTGTCCGTGTCTTTAATCTTCTCTACTGAAATCAAAGTTACATATTTCATTGATTCGTGTTTTATTAGTCTGTGGATTACAAACATATCATCAC